AAGAGAGAGGAAGATGTTTGTTCAGGCGCTCATTGCAACTGATAACATAGAACTCTTGCAGTTCCCTCGAACCTTCTACTGAACTTCCCCAACGTATCATGAGATAGTTTGAAAACTTCTTGCGCTCTTCGGGAGTCAAGTCATCGTAAAATGTTCTGACCTTGCGGTCAAACATACGCATCTCGTTGGCAATGTTTAGTTTATCACTCATCAGTCTTGGTCAGTCGATAGATCATTATAGCATGATCCAGTGAATCTTGTAAAGTGGGGTTAGTCTTTGCGGCACGCCGGATCTCACCCCACATCTTGTCTTCCATTATGTGATTATGTAAAGGTCTACCGTCGCTGGTTCTTAAATCCCAGTCATGTGGTATCTTTTGTCCTGTGATAGGATCATATTCGTATCCTATCTCAAATCGGTCACTAGGATCAGCACCAAACTCTCTAGCGTATACTACGCCATTGGCACGTTCGTATATGTACTTGGTATCCGGTTTGAGTGTTCCCATTACCAGGCCAGATTGTAGTTGACGATCTCACAGTTGCGACTGACGTCTTTCACAAAGTACACACAGTCGGGTTCAGCATCATCGTTTAGGGGCACAGCCAACATTTGGCCGTTCTTGAGTTTGGGTGCGTACCAGTTGACCTCATGATACACATCCAGTATTTCAATATCCGGGAAGGAAGGTCTGTAACTGCTCAGAGGATTGAATTGAAATACTTTGAAACCTCTATCATTGATTGAAGTCAACGGTAGCACTTCTAGGTCACCAACGTCAGGTTCACCAATCAAGATCTGCCAGTCCATGGGCATTTTGATTGTTTGTGTTCCGATACGCAACACCAAGGCAGGAGCATTAAAACTTTCTAAAAAGATCAGCGGGATAAAGTGATAGTCCGGGTCTGCTGGGTTTGAATTGTCAAGTATGGCAAAACGCATGTCATCCACTTCTTCGGGCAAGTGATTTAGATCGTAGTAGGTGTTGTCTAAGGTCAAAATACGCAAAATATTTTCCTTGAAGGATAAATAGAAGTGTAGTTCGCGGAATGGGGATTCCCAACTACTCTAATGCTACAAGGAGCAATCAGCCATGTATTTACAAAATAAGTATTCATGTTGGTATTATAACATCATCGATCGTGCAAAGTCAAGAGATTTATCAAAAGATGTTTATACCGAAAAGCATCATATCATTCCTCGAAGTTTAGGCGGAAATAACAAAGAAGCAAATCTCGTTGTGCTTACCGCTCGAGAACACTTTATCTGTCATTTGTTATTACCAAAAATGTGTTTAGGTGTACATCAATCTAAAATGTATGGTGCATTGTGGTGTATGTCTATGCTAACTGAGCGACAAGGCAATTATAAAATTAAAAGCCATACATATAGTGCAATAAAAGAAGCCTATTCGAAGTCGATCCAGGGCCGCGTACCTTGGAACAAAGGAAAGATTGGATGTTATGAACAAAGTGCTGAATCTAATTTAAAAAGATCAAATGCATTAAAAGGTCGTCCTTCTCCAAATAAAGGTAACTACCACGATTTAAATCCGTTCTATGGTAAAAAACACAGTGAAGAATCAATTGAAAAAATAAAAACAAAACTTAAAGGAAGAGTTCCGTGGAATAAAGGAAAAACCGGTTCTCAGGTAGCATGGAACAAAGGACTAAAGTTAAAAACTACTTAATTTTCATCCATTCTAATTTCTCTAAGGACATTGGATATCCGGCTTCTTTATAAAAAACTTTTCTTTTTTGTAAATGCCTTTTAGCAAATTTACAGGTGCTAGTTATATCGTAAATATTAACATAGTCCTTATCCTCTGCTTTTCTTAAGCCCCTGCCTATGCTTTGAATAACACGCACAAAACTTTTTCCTGGTTCGACCATAACAACATTAAACAATCTAGGAACATTGATTCCCACGGCAGCAACTCCATAGGTACATACTAAAATTTTGTCAGTTGCCTCCGCAACTTCATCATATTCATCTTGTCTATCTTTTGCTTTGGTCGCACCGCTTACAAACACAGCACGATCGCCCAGACGCTCTACCAAGGCATGTCCTGCGGCCACCCTGTCCACAAGCACCAAGGTGTTGCCTGTTTCGTTTACCCGACGTATAAGGTCGGCCATTGTGTCCAGTCGCCCCGACTCTTCCAGCAGGTACTTGAGTTCACTTTGATACTCTTTGTACTCCACATGATCCACCAGTTGCACAATGTTCACATGACAGTTGGCCAGCACACCTTGCTGTTGTAGTTCGTTGGCACTGAGCCTACCAATAATTGGTCCAAGTCCTACTAGCAGGGCCTGACTCTCAAACTTCTCTTTGGGAATAGTTCCGGTCAAACCCCACCGAATTGGCACTCTAGCCATCACACCTGTCAGCAGGGTTTTGAGTGCATCTGCTTTGGCCATGTGTACTTCGTCTACGATAACACAAACCACACCTTCCAAGAACTCGCCAATGGTCACTTCACCTGTGCCTGCCTTGGTATTCTTTAACAGTATGTTCAGACTTTGCCAGGTACAAATAGTGTGTTGGCGTCCATATTCTTTTCTATCGCCAAAATACACACCAACATCTTGTTGCATGTTGATGTAGTCTTTTTCTGTTTGTGTCACTAGACTTTTGTTGGGCACAATAATAATTGAACGTCCATATGGTGTGACAGCATTGGATAATGCCGCTGTCATGATTGTTTTGCCTGCGCCTGTGGCCACTTCTTGCAGGCACTGTGGATTGGCCAGGAAGTTGTTCACAATCTCAACTTGATAGTCCCGCATGACAATGGGTTCACCCGCAGCAGGGTGTCCTTTGGGCCACGTGATGTGTGCAAACGAATCCTCACGCACCTGTTCAAACTCAAATGAGGTAGAGTACTCTCTTTGATCATCTATCTCAATATCGTAATTGAACTTTTCAAGGATGGGAATGATCTCTGGCAACAAGTTTGTATAGGTACTGCCTCCCAGTTGAAAGTATGCTATCTTGCCGTCCCAACGTCCCAGTCGCACCGCTGGCATGTAACGTGCGGCAGGGTTTTCGTATTTGAAAGCCGTGACCAAGGCCTTGCGAACATCTAGATCTAGTCCTTCTAGTCGGATGTTTACTTCATCACGGATTTGTATGGTGCATCGTTTCATATGTATGGCGCTAACTCTGGGAATATGTTAGCAAAGTTTGTATTTCTGTATTGGTCATGTTGGTGCAAACGTTTTTTAAAGTGTTCGAACACCATGCTATCATCATTTTGATCCATCAACTTGGACCAAGTTTTTACATCTTCATGCAAACTTTGATCCAAGCAATTAATAATTTTTTGTTTGGCATCTCCTGACCATACTGTGGGTCTCATATGTGCAGGATTGTGTACTCGTCCCAACCACGGTCTTGGCAAGCCTTTATTATAACACCAAGAAACAAACTCGTCAAGATAATAGATATTATAGGCACTGACAGTATGACTCACACTCAGTCTGAAATTGCTAGATTGCTTGTTGAGATATTGATTAACAGTTGAAACTAATGTATCCCAATTGCCAGGATATCGAATATACTCATATCTCGCACCAATCCCATCTATACTAAGTTGTAAATCAATTTCTTTAAAGTGTTGCCATAAATTCCACCAGGTGGAATCAGGAAATAATGTTGCATTGGTAGTATAGTGTAGGGTAATATTTTTTGCCTGGCCCGAATCTACATAATGTTGTAGCAATTGCTGTTGCTCTGGCACCCCACTTAGGAATGGTTCTCCTCCAGGGATATCCAAATGCACAATATTTGGTGCCTGCTCAATGAATGTTCTGACAAAATCATCTCTGTAGAAGCGCACATTGTCAATATCAATGTTGTATATTTCTCTGTATTCTTGTTGCCAACGACTGCTACTGTGTGGGCTACAAGTAATACATTTTAAATTGCAAGTGTTTCCAAATGCAACACTGGCTGTGATAAATTTATTGCTATTCAATTGATACTGATCGTAATGCTCCGACCAACGTTGGAGGTCTAATTGACGTTTGCTTTCAATGTTGTTTTGTTCTTCGATTCGACAACGGTCACAACCTTGCGGCCAATTTCCTTGCACAAAATCCTGCTTGACATTATCTAAAAAGGTACTCCCAACATATTCGTCCAGTGTGTGCTTTTGTAT